CTGCGGGTAAGGGAAGTCCCCCGCCTCGGTGCGGGCTGTGGCGTTCATGCCGACGCCAGTCTGTATGGTATGCGTGACCCCCTTCCCGGTCGCATAGGCGTAGAGGTCTTTGGCGCTCTTCACCTTGCGAATCCGTTCGAGCACGGGGTTCTGATATGTTCTGAGAGACTGCACATCGCTCATGTCGTAGCGATTGCGCAGGAAGTCGTTGATGTCTGCGATTACGTCGCCTGTCCAAGCCATTGTTTTACTCCTGGCAGCGGCGGCGCGAGGTTACTGCGGTTTGTTAGCCCACTTCATGAAAGCCTTGACGATGGACTCCGACCGTTCGGACGGCTCCATGTCGCCAAGCTTCTGCGGGCGCGGCGTGGCGGCGTTGCCGCCCGCCGATGTCACAGGCTCGCGCTCTGCTGCGGTGTTGAGTGATGCGGACGCCTGGGAAACAAGCTTGTCGACAAGACCACGCAGTTTGAGTGTCTGTTCGTACGAGAGATTGACAGCCTTCTGAATGCTGTCCGTGTCCCACATGAGGAGGGCGGCTTCAGTGATGCCAGCCCCGGGGAACTGCACGACCGACTTTGCGTGAATCAGTTCGTCGACTTCTGCCTGAATCTTAGGGTCCGTGATGAAGGGAAATGCGGTCTCGCGAAAGCCCCGCACGGTATCCTGAAAGCGCGTGTCAAGCTCGACGCGGGTCTGCGCGATCTCCTGCTCAAGCTGCTGGCGTTTGGTAGCCTGCTCTTGCTGTTCGAGTTCGCGCTGCTTCTGCTCGAACTGGTACACCTTGACCATGTTCTGAGCGTCTTCTTTGGTCTTCCACGACGTGAGTTTGTCGGGGTCGCCCATGCAGACGGTCTGATCGTTGGTGTCGAACGGGAGTCCTGCGTAATCAGCACCCAGGAAGTTTCCCGCGTCCTCGAAGTCCCCAGTCGAGATGAGACTCTGCCATTTGGCAGCCAGCGCCTGCTGCGGAGTCTGTGACTCCTGCGTGGGCGGTGCGGCTTGCGCGATGGCTTCCTGCTCCTGCTTGACCTGCGTGATGAGTTCGTTGACGCGCGCTTTGTAATCGTTGCGCTCCGCGGCTACGGCTCTTAGCGACTGCTGCATCGCTTCCAGCTTCGCGCGGAGGTCTGCGTTCTCGGGAGGGCTTTCACCTCCATCAGCGCCTTCGGACTCCGTTTCAGCCTCGGCTTCCGCTTCCGCGGGCTCTGAAGCCTCGGGTGCCTCTGCGCCTTCCGTGCCCGTATCGCTTGGGCTTGCGCTTTCCCCTGTTTCCGCCGGGGGGGCGGGCGCCTCAGTATCGGTGGGGGCTGCCGTGTCGTTTGCTGGAGCGTCGGCAAACATCATCTCAGCGGTTATCGCTCCTGTGGGTTCGTCCATTCGGACTCCTGCTCCGGCATCATGCCGGGTGCCGCTTATCGCAACGGCTGCGGATTATGCCCGAGCGGACTCGGGCAAACTTGTGTCAGTAAACGATGCCGTCCGTGGGGGTCACGCCCATCATCACGTCGGGCGGGGGCTGCGCGTCAGGCGGCATCCCACCCTGCATCTGCATCATCAACTCGGGAGGTATCGGCGCTTGTGCGGGCATCGCCCCGGGCGGGGCGGCCGGCATCGGCTGCGGCGCCTGTTGCGGCATGAACTCGCCGAGCATCTTCTGTAGCATCAGCGCCGCCCGCATCTCGAACATCTGCTCGCCCATCTTCTGAAGCTGCGCCACATGCTCTTCGAGGTCTTCGTAACTCCCGAACGCCTGCGCTATCTGCTCCTCTTCGTCCACCAGCCCCATCTTGCGGAGGGCTGTGCGGGCGCGATACTGCGCAAACGGGTCCGGCATCCCGTCCGGTCCGCGGAACTCAGTGTAGAGTCCGGCTTTCGCCGCTTCTGTCTGAAGCTCCCTGCGAAGCGCCGGTGTCAGCCGCGGGGTGGGTGTGGAAATCACGTCACACGTGTTTCGAAGTTCGGCACCCCAGAAGTAGTCAACGCTCTGCGCGCCCCTGGCGCCGGTGTCCGCCAGCACCCGCGCCTGCCCCACGAACTCGCGAATGAGCAGCAGCTTCTGGGCATACACTCTTTGGATGTGCCGCTCAAAGTTGCGCATGTGCCACGCCACGTTCTGATACCCCGCCTCGCGCATCAGCTGAAGCTCGGTGGCTGTGGCCTCCCTCGAAGCCATCTGACCGACCGTGGGCTCGGCCTGCCCCGCCTTGTCGTGCATCCCGCGCATCAGTCGGTCTATGTCCGCCATCGCCGTGTTCAAGTTCAGGTCGTATCGTATGAACTCGAACTTGTCCGTGCCGGGGGGGAGCCGGATCTCCTTCTGCCCGGTCTCCTCGCTTACAAGACGCTCGGTGATATCGTTAGGCCCGTTGTGCAGGATGTCCCCGCGAAGCTGGCGGTTCTGCACTTCCCGAATCTGCGACAGCACGGTGTTCAACTGCCGCTGATCGCTCAGAAGCGGCTCGATGAAGCTCATCGCGTACAACCTGCCGGGGATCGGATACCAGATGCTCCTCGAGAACGGGAAGCTATCCGCCTGGAAGTCGTGCTCCTTCAAGAGCACCTTCCCCGCCCACACGAACACATGCCCCTTCGGGTAACGCTCGCTCGGAGCGGCATACATCCGCTTCAGAAGCGCCATCGACTGCTCGCCGTCATCGGTCGGGAGCTTGCCCGACACGACGTTCATTGCGAGGTCATCCAGCGCCCGCGCCTGGTCGGCTATCTGCTCGGGCTGAACCGTCTTGCCGTACTCCGCCTTGATCCAGTCCACATGCCGCGCGTCGAACTCGATGAGCCATCGGGGCGGCCAGGTGTCCCCGCTGTTCGGAGCCTTGACCACGCGGAACAGGTTCACGACCTCGGTGTCCACGTCGCCCTGCTCTCCCGTGGCTGTGCGCTGGCGGCTGCTGAAGATGGTTCGCCGGTAGCACTCCCCGCTGCCCGCAAGCCACTGAAGCTCCTGCTCCTGAAGCTCGTCTTCGCGGTCAATGCGCTGCCGCACCCGCAGTATCCGGGTCGCGAGGTTCGCCGCCTTGCGGTCCGCCTCATCGGGAGTAGCCGGCAGAGCCTCGAAGTCAGGCAGCGCGTCCGTACACATCGAGACAAGCTGGCGAACGTAAATCGGAAGCTGGTTGTCCACGATGCGGGCTTCGCAGTAGGCGGGTCTTACGACCTTGCGCCCGTAGCGCTGAAGGATGTCCGACTCAACGCTCGACCACTGGTCGCCTGCCCAGAACAGGAGCGCCTGAAGCGCCCGCATCTCGAAGGGGTAGCGGGCTCTCAGTCCCCACTCGAACAGCCCCTCGAGCCACTCGACCAGAGCTGCGTCACGGGCTTCGCCGCGCTCGCCCTTGATCCCCTCGGGAGCGTCGAAATTGTGGTCTTGCTCGCTCATAGCCTGATCTCCGCCCCCAGAAACTCATTGACTCCGCGCTCGGCAGCCGCGGCAAGCCGCTCAAGCTGCTGCATCTCCTCGCTGTCAGGGGCCGCCACGGGCTCATCCTGCGCCTCGTGAACCATCGGGCGTGCCTTTGCCGTTGTCGCCAGCCAAGACGCCTTCAGAATGCCCGGAGCCTGCTCGTTGAAGGCGCGTGTGGCGTGCTCGATGGCGCCCGCCACACGCAAAAGCGCCCTCCCCGCAAAGAGGAGGGCGCCTGTCAGCAAAAGAGTTGCAATAATGGTCATGCGTAGTCGTCTATCGCCCGCTCTGTGCGGCGGTCGTGCCGCTCGCGAGCCTTGTCCACCGCCGCCGCAGCCGCCAGCCGGTCTGTCGCTGGCTTCGGGTCCTTCGGCGGGCGAACATGCCGATACATCGGGAACGCCGAACACCCGTATCTCAGGGCATCGGCGCGGTGATACTTCTGTTTGTCCGCGATCTTCTCAGTTGCCTCGCCTGCGTCGTCAAGCTCGCGGGCATAACTGTTGAGTTCGCTTCTCAGCCCGTGCATCGTCTCGAAGATTTGCAGGCGCCGAGTCTTAAGCAAGCCTATCACCTGCTCGATTCCGGCTTCCACGCCGTCTATCACGGGCTGCGCCAGCGGAACGCCCGACAACTGCCACTGCACCCGCGCTTCGTGCTCGCTCGGGGCGCCGCCCCACCAGCACTGCACCGGCTCGTTGTATTCCAAACACTTCCGGGCGTGTTCGCCGCCCGTCATCCCGCCCCCCAGGAACTCCCGGTAAACGAAATACCGCTCTGTTCCCGGCTCTTCAGCGATCCAGAGGATCGCCGTGTTGACCGGTCCGTGGTCAACGCCCACATGCCGCTTCCACTCCCGCGGAATCGTGAACGGGCGGCACAGATGCCCTTCCTGCCCGTCGCGAGTCTCGCCCGCCAGCCAGTCGTTGTAGTCCGCGTAGATCAAGCCAGACGGCTTGGTGAGTATCCCGCGGTAGAACAGGTCGAACTTCCACGCCGGAAGCGTGTCCCGTGCCCGCACATACTCCTCGACGGGGAATGCCGGGTTGTAGTAGCTCGGAAAAGCAATCAGGTGATAGTCGGGATCGCCGCCTATCGC